TTGAGGTTAATAAAGATGTAATATGGAAAACAAAGGCCCACTAGATGAACACTTTGATATTAACCCTAACTCAGCAATGCCCAAGGGTAGCGAGGATGGTCAAATGATTTACGATGTAGGTGTACGCATTGCCTGGAAAGTCAAGAGGGGTAACGGGTACTCCAACATCTACAAAGGCACAGCATCACATCCATTCCAAATGGTAACGAGAGCGAAGTCTATTGAGCATATCAACCGAAATCCTGAGATGATAGCAAAGATGATGGCCTTCAATGGCCTTACAGGTAAAAAGATTTACGATTTCTATGTACAAAAGGAGTTCTATAGAAAGGAGATAAGCCGTTCCTTTGCACACAAGGAGTCAGACTACGAGAAAGAATTTGGTAAATAATAAATAGAGAAAGTATGCAGAAATTAATTTACACGGCCAACGAACTGAGAGATTCGTTGACCACACTCCGCAATGAAGGAGTCAAGAAAGGTGCTTGGACAGGATTCAACAGCCTGTTTGACAAGTACTCAGTTAAGCGTGGGTCTACGACCTACATATACGCAGGAGCGCACCAAGGTAAATCGCAGTTCGGGTTTGAACTTATGATGAACCTAGCGCAGTACTCAGGATGGAAGTGGGCAATCTACTCCCCTGAGACAGGCTCACCTACGGAGGTGTTTGCAGAACTTATGTGGGTGTATCTGCGTAAGCCATTCCTAGTCAATGACAAGGTTACTGCTACCGATGAGGAGACTGAGGCTGCGTTGCAGTTTATAAACTCACATTTCTATATCATTGATTCAGGACTTCAAGACCTGACCATTGAAGGATTCTACACAGCAGTTGAGAAGATTGAGTCGGATAACTTCATTAAGATTGATGGTTGTCTAGTAGACCCATTCACGGAAATCAAGACCGATGTTTCTCAGGGTGTTCGTGATGATATTGCAATCGGACAAATCCTAACCAAGGTGCGTAAGCATTCTGCGGACAAGGACTACCACACGATTGTAACGGTACACACTAAGCACCAACAAGCGAAGTACAAGAACGGTGTACCATATGTAGATAAGCCAACGATGAATGACATCGCAGGTGGTATGCAATGGAGCCGAAAGGGTATGATGGTAATTAATGTGTGGCGTTGCCCATTCGGATTGGAAGATGGTAATGGTATCCCATACGAACCAAACCAAGTTGAGATTACCGTTGTCAAGGCCAAGCCTAAGATTGTGGGTAAACTAGGAAGCGTTACCCTGTACTTTGATAAATTGTCAAACCGATACTACGAACTAGATGAAAAAGGAAACAAACGATTTGCTTACGCCCAATAGTCTGATTGTTGAACGCAAGGTGGCCTTCGCCAATTTGGTGAGGGCCTACCTTAAATTCAATGTGAGCAGCGCACTAAACATAGTTGTTTATAAAAGCGGTGATATATCTATCAACGGAAATGACTATAAGTTTGATGTGTCTGATTACACAGGCTGCACACCGAACTACATATTCTACAATCCCTCTTCAGGAAGATTGTTGATTCAGAAGGATGATGTTAAAAAGATTTATAAACTAGATGTTAACCTTTACGATGAGTAGGGTATATTTGAGTTATGAACACTAGAGATTTAATAATGGAAGTTTCAGCAGAGGTTACAAACCTTCTGCTAGAAAAGAACGAGGCTTATGGCGATTCAGCCGTAAACCCTGCAAACATATTCTCGCAAGGGAATGCCGTTGATAGCCTATGCGCTAGGATTGATGATAAACTGATGCGTATAAAAAGCCGAGGTATCAACCCTGATACTGAGGATACCGTACAAGATTTAATTGGCTACCTCATACTACTGAAGGTGGCTTTAAGAAAACAAAGATGAGCCTAGAAAAATACCTCTCTAAATCCATTGAACTCCGTGATGACCGAGTGCAGCATTGCCTCAACCTAGGCAAGGAAGGGGAGGAACTATTCCGCCAACTAACCAATGCAATAAAGACTGATGTCGCTGAAGATAAGCAGCATATTGACTTTGATTGGGAAGGTAAGAAGATTGATGTCAAGGGGTTGAAGCCGATGCACAAAAACGGCTTTATCCTACTTGAGTTTATAAATGTTTGGGGCCACCACGGGTGGTGCGCCAAAGAATCAAAAGCAGAGTACATTGCTTTTCAATTCCCTGAAGCGTTCTATGTGTTCAGGAAAGATGACCTGCGTAGCCGAGCCATAGAATTGTGTGAGCCTTACAGCGAGGGTGCTGTTTGGCGTGAAAATAGAATCAAGCCTTACGATGGCCTTGGCCGTTGGCTAGGTCGCTATAGCAAAAGAGATGTGTTTACATATCTAAGATTCCTAGATGTTGAAGACCTTATATATGACACAATCAGAATACAATAACACAATAAGAATAGAACTTCCAAAGCCTCCGAGCCTAAACAAGATTTATGCAGGAAAGCATTGGGCTGTTCGCAAAAAATATAAAGATGATTACAAAGCAGAGTGTATTAAAGTTCTTGAAGAGTTTGATAAGTTTACCGCTTCGGGCTTTGCGTTCTCTATTTACTATAATTCTCGCCTTGATATTGACAACGGGATTTTGGTTAGCAAGTTTTTGGCGGACACCCTCGTTAGTGAAGGTATTGTTCCTGATGACAGTCCGAAATATTACAAGAAGGTTAAAATCACTTATGATGAGACTCTTCCGAAGAACACCTACATCGTAGATATACACCTAAAAGATTTTAATTATGTTGGACAATAGAAACTACCATACTTGTAAATTAATTAAGAACCGCATTGACCTATATCTCTATGAGATGGCCAAGTTGTTTTGCAATCTAGGTTCGGACTCCACCATTGAGGAATATCAAGAAGCCTATAGGAAAGAGAACGAATACATAGATGAAATTGCTAAACTAGACCCTGAAAAGGCTCGTTCAATTAGACCTTATGCCTCTTGATTATACATACGAAGAAATCACTAGTGATGAAGCAGACTTTATTATCAGTCTCTACGAAATCATATCAAGACTTGTCCGTGAGGAAAGAGCAGTTACGCTCGTGGGGTTGGCTTATGAACTCAACATCAAGACCTCAGAACTTTCAGATTATCTGATGCTGATTACCTCTATACTAGATAAGGTTGAAGAAGAATACCAAATACAACAAGGCTTTCGTTGAGAGTGAGGCAATAGCCTCCGCAGAACAAGGTAAGATTACCGAATACTTAGGTGAGTTCATTCTAGAACGAGCCGAAGAAATATCTAACTTTGCTTTTGTTACTAACGGAAACGAAGAATTACGGCAGTCTCTGATTGATGAGGCTGTTATGCGTGTGTGCCTGAAGTTCCTAGATTACTACAAGGAAGGGAAGAGTGCAGCGAACCTCATCATATCAATGATATACTCCACAATGACCAACAAGATAGTTTCCCTCAAGTGGCGTGATGTATATGGAGAGCGAAGAAAGGGAAATGTATGCGTTATTGAAAACGGAGAAAAGAAATTTAAACTAATGAAGTATACTCGTGATGAGTATATAAGCCAAAAATTATGATAGAGATTTATGAAGGTTGGTTTATTGCAATAGGTGTGGGATTTTTATTTGCATACCTTTTTGTGTTTGAACCATACGGATGGGTTATAGAGAACATCCTGCCGTATAAGCCATTTAATTGCGTTCTCTGCTTGTCATTTTGGTCGTGCCTTATCATCTATGCAGCCATAGATTTAAACCCATTACACGCCATTTATTCAAGCCTAGTTGCAGAACTAACTTATAGAAAGTTAATCAATGAGTAATGTAAATTATAAAAGCGACCAAGTATTTTTATATTGGGACGAACCTTTTAATAATTCTAACTCTACTAATAATGATTCCAACACCGATGAAGACCGAGACTAAATATCAATTCGTTAAACGCTGTAAGGAACAGGGTATTGATGATGCAATGGAATGTCTCAGGACTTGGATTAAGGAAGCAAAAAAAACCAAACAGGTATGAATTTAAAAAAATCTGCAAGAAAGATTGATAAAATTATCTTGCATTGTACAGCGACCCCTGAAGGTCGTGAGTCAGATGTTGCCGAGATAACTCGGTGGCACAAAAATCGTGGCTTTGCTACGATTGGGTACCATTACCTAGTTAAACTAGATGGTACCATTGAGAATGGCCGAAGCATTCACGAAGTTGGCGCACACGCCAAGGGTTATAATAGGACTAGCGTGGGTGTCGTTTATGTGGGTGGTGTTGATGATAGCGGCAAGGCTAAAGACACTAGAACTGCAGAGCAACTTATGGCTCTAGCGAACCTACTTGATGCGTTGATGGAGATGTATCCTAATGCAACACTCCATGGCCACAACGAATTTGCGAACAAGGCTTGTCCTTCGTTTGATACGCAGAAAGAATATGACTTTTTAATTAATCCTAAAGAAGAAAAAGAAGATGAATGATTTTGAATTGAGCGATAGTTTCGCTGATTTTATTGATGAACTCGCAACGAGCGAGAAGAATGAAAACGCCTGTAGCATTGACAATCCAGAGTGCGAGGCTTGTGGGAGTTAATTATGAGCGGCTGGTTAGGACTCTTAAAGGGCAAAGCAGTAACGGAAACTGTATCTGCAGTTGCGGATGTGGTAGACAAATTTGTGCAGAACCCTGCGGAAAAAGAGGCTGCTCGTGCAGCAATAGAACAGGAGATAAGCAAGAGATGGAACTCTGATATGAACTCCGATTCTTGGTTGTCCAAGAATGTAAGGCCATTAACCCTAGCATCGGTAATGATATTCCTAATACTTATGACCTTCTTTGAGGGGTTCGGTATTAGTAGTGTTAGCGAAAAATGGATTGGGTTATGGGAACTAGTAAGTTTGACCGTAATAGGCGGGTACTTCGCAGTAAGAAGCGTGGACAAAAGAACACGGATGAAATAAGGTGGTGCGAATTAGCACCTGTAGAATGCAACTGCCTAGGTAATAATTGCAAACAAAGAGGAGGACATTAGTCCTCCTTTTTTTTGGTATATAGGTCGTTCATTCTTTGAACCGTGTACACGATTGACAATATTAAAAGCAAAAGTTTGAGCGCATCCTCTAGCGCAGAGAATGATACTGCTATCGTTCCTGCGTTTAAGAATAATAATTTAATATCGTTAGTGTCCATTACAAGAGTGCAATCATTAAGAAATTAGGATTAATTTGTGTGTCACAACTTGTGTTGATAACTAGTTTGGCCCCATTTTGCTTCACTTCCTCGTTAATAACAAAGAAAGTTTTTGTACCTGAATAGTGATGAGTTGTAGACTGTTGTCTCATACTACCATCCTGTACATATAGTTTGTACCCTCCAAATGCGCTGAATTGAAAGAAAATGTGTACCTCTTCATTTGAAGAAGTTGGTACCAATTCAATGTCGTAAGTAATGTGTATTAGGGTTCCAATAGGAACACCTGACAAATCAATTGTACCTGTAGATGAGTTGTATAAATCGTGAGCCAACCACTCAGGAGAAAATCTCCTGTCCTCAAAAGGACCCTGACCATCTAGCACTACAGGAGTGTCTACATCAGCAAGAGCAATATAGTTTGTAGTTCCGCTGTCAGAGTAGTTTTCAAATCGGTTAGATGCTGTTGGACCTGCCTGATTAAATGCAAAGTAATCCGCTGTACCATCATTGTTTGCTCTCTTTATGTGAGCGTAATGGTTGTCTTCGTGAAACTCAATAGAGTACACCCCGCTTTTGCGAGGTGTTGCTCCACTTACATTAATCAGTTTATCGTTCTGCATTATTAACAGGTTTCCGTGTTAATGTTTTTAGGGTAGTAAACTGCACCTTGGTAAACATCGTTGTCATCAAACAAATCGTTTGTGCAGGAATCCGCAGTAGCAATATCCTTTAACGATGTAGTATTCTTAACTAAATCTACAATACGAGCATTAATGTATTTTGACTTGCTATCAATTTGTGACATTAGTGCATCAATAACATATTGGTCTTGTACCGACTCTTCGTTTTTAGTGTTTGCTGCACCTGTTCTCATAATAGCAATTGTCGCTTTAGCAGCATACATAGCCAAACTGTACTTAACGAGTTTAAATAACTCAGTCTCCTCTGCAGTTAGTGCTTGGTCAAAAACCTGACTTTCTAGGTGTTCATACAAACAAGTTCCCAACAAATCCTGAATAGATGTGTATTGTTCTAGTTGAATAATAGACAACAAGGCTGCTCTATCTAACCTCTTCGGTAGAGGAAAGTTTTGGTAGAGATAGTTGTCATCAATAAAAATTACCTTAACCATTTGTTATATCGCTTGTGTTAGCACCCTTGATGCTTTCAAGATTAATCTCTTCTTCAACTATACCGAGTTGCATAGCATCGTATCCAATAGTAGACATCACTCGGTTGATTCCATCCATTATAATTTCCCTGTTAGGTAGAGTTTCAGTCGCTCTAAAAATTTGGTATGCGGTAACAAGTTCGTTACCTGTGCCGCCCAACTTACCACTAACCATAACACCAAATAGTGTAGGGCTAGTAATATTGTGAGCAGTAAGAATTTTAGCATCGTTCAATCGTGAGAGGACATCTATGGTTTTGTCTAAGTTCGCGACATCAAGCGGTGTAAACTTAGGTGCATCCTCATCCTTTTTAACCCAACTTACAATGAAGTTATCCGCTTCAGGACCCGTGAAAGACTCTTTAAATTTAAGGTACTCAGCAGCCTTTTGCTCGGCTGACATATTGCGACCAATGAAGGTAGCGAGGACTTTCGGAGTGAATCCATTTTCAGCAGAGTTTTTAATATGCTTACCAAATTCAAAGTCACTCGCAATGTAGTGATAAGCAGATATATAGTTAGGAACTCCGTAATAGGGGTTCCCACTATAAGGGTTAGAAACATATAATATAGCCTCTTTGGAACTCTTGTCAAACTTGCTGAATGATTTGATTCTTCTTGGCTCATTGTGCTGTACTGAGTTGGCTCCGTAGCCGAATGTTCTTCTTACGATGTAGTGTGTTACCTCTCCTTGTGCATTTGGTTCCGCTGCACGAACGCCTTTAGGGTCTAGAGATTTGAACTCTAAGATTTTGCTACGACCTGTGTTCCAACGAACATAAAATGCAGCAGCACCCTTGTGTTCATATTGGAATG